CCACGAAGCGCCTTTGGCCCAGTTATGCGCGCTGTACTTCTGCGCACCAAACGTAAGAACCTGCGCAGTCTCTTCGAGCATCTCGGGGGGTAGCAGATCATACCGAGGCTTGTCGTCATCAGCCTTCACAAACTCACTGGGTACTTCTTCTCTCCAGTTGGGTGACGATATACGGGCGATTAGCTGATCGACAAACTTGACGGATACGTTCGTTGCCTCAGCGACTTGGTGAGGACTTGCCTTGCGGTTGGCGAGTATGTATTTCCACACACGTTCTTCTTTCTTAGTCATATCTTGTACCCTTCTTCTCGGCGGTTGCGCACGAACGTGGCCAGATCATCCTTGGCGTAAAAGTAACGTCGCGGGGCTGACGGAGACGCATCCGTCTTGTGTTGCGCCTCCATCCAGAAATCCACCTGCTGCTTGAGGAACCTGTATTCAGCTTCCAATGCGGGGGTTAATTTCTTACCGTCCATTACCACGCAAACCAATCTGCTGACGGTGCCCACAGAACCCATGAGGCTTTTTCTTGACCACCTCTACAGTGGACCTGTGCCTTAGCCATCTCCCCAGCGTTGTGCATACGAGTCAGCGTCATCTGCATCTGTAAGTCTTCTACACCCATGTTCTCGGCCAGTGCCGGAGCGGTGATGGCATGCTCATTGTCCGCCACATCGAAGTAAGCCATGATACGGTCTTCCAATTTAGCCTCCTCCACACGCGGTGTCGGCTTTTCGGGGGCGGTATCCTCGATTGAAATACCGATGGCTTGCCAAGGTGTGTCCGATTTCCCAGAGGGGTTGGGGGTCAGGATTAGTTTCCGTGTATCCCCTGCATCCAAGTCCTTATCACGTACGAGCTTTGCGTTGATGAATACTTGTTCGCCGTTATCGACACGCACCCCAAACGAGGTATCTGTGTCCAGACGAGTTGTGATGTATACTTGCTGTGCATTTAGTGCGTTCATGTTAATCATTCCTTATGATTTAGTAGTTTTGCGTTGCTTTCGCCCATGTTATGAGCGTCTCTTTCGTGTCGTGCATGTTCTCTTCATTCACGACCCAATCAAAGCCTCCTGCAGCCTTGATATCCTCTAAGTTCTTCTGCTGTAGTGCGGTGGTCTTACCTTTTCCTGCCTTGCACTCGATGCCGAAGAACAATCCTTTGTAGCATGCGACGATGTCAGGTACGCCGCTCCGTCCGAAACCCCCCGTGACAGGGTAGAAGTAATATGCACCCAATTCCTTTAGGTACTTCACCACTACCTTCTTAACTTTAGCTTCTGGTGTTAGGGCCATCGGGTTCTCCTTTAAAAATCGCCGTCAAAATCGCCGTTTAATCGCCACTCAGTTTTTGGCGACTTATAGCTATAGTGCAACCTTTGAAACGGGCCGCGCGTGATAACTGGCTTCGGTTAGTTTGTGAGGGGCAGCGAACCGCCCCCCATGGTAGTGACTCACTACCTATTCGTGGTAGACCCAATACGTTGACCGGTCTATTCTGTGGCCCACGCCCTCAACCTTTTTAGTTGGGGGTGTAGGATCGACTAGCATTAGGGTAGCGATACGCTCTTGGACCCATTTAGGGGTCTCGTTTATGTTATCGTATTGTCCCAAAACTGACGTGTCAATACCTCCGAGGTCAAAACACATTATATCTACCTCATTCGTAGTAGGATGTATCGCCACGCGATAAGTCGTTGTGTTGCTTGATACCACGTTAACTTACTCGCACCTCACATAGAACATATTACTGGCGGCTCGATACCCAACGCCGGAAACGTATACCCCTGTCTCCACCATCGACAGCACAGACATCGCACCCATCAGACGATCTGGTAGTTCTTCCTGTGTGAAGTAAAACAAGTTCTCCTTCGTATCCGCCATGCGATACAGGCTTCGGTCGTCGTCCACTTCAGCGTACCCACGGAACGTATTCCTGCCATGGGTCTCGATCACTTCGATGAATGTATGGTTCGCCTCATGTAGCTTCTTGCTCTCTTCATGCTCCGCAACCGCAGCGAACCCCTCGTAAAGCTGTGCTTCGAGTTCCTTGTCAACAAACACATAGTCCGAGTTCAGTATGCGTTGGAGTTCGTCCTGCAACGGAGTTGTGTCCGCCTTACGGCCGTAGAAGCGTTCCAAGGGAAACAGTTTGCAGTCGATCTGCTGCGTAGCCCTAGCGACTTGGTTACGCGCTGTGGACTTTGCCTCGTACAACGCACTGACAAAGTCCCCCTGCGTAAACTCTAGCACTTGCTTGGTGGTCAACGGACGTAGATGTTTTGCTGCGTTGGCAACACCCTTGGTCCTATGCAAGGCACTAGCCATGTGTTGTTTATCACCATAGTTATACTTGCCGTTGTGTATGTTGGGCGAGAACACCGCGTAACGCTGCTCTTGATCGCCGGTCTCGTGCACTTGGCAATAGCCTATGTAGCCCATGGCGTAGGTATCTTGTGGTCGATACACCCACATAGAATCCGTGCTTCTCGGCGCGACTTCGATACCGCGAACTTTCTGCGTGAGTTCATGCGCCATATCCATAGTGCCGAAATTCACGACAACGTCTCTTTGTCCGGCGATGTCTTTTACGAGTTTGAGTGATAGTTGAGGCATAGTTGTTCTCCTTACTTCTGCATGAAGCCTAGTTGTTTATTGATGAACGTGTTGTAGCGTGATCGTACTTTGGCTAAGTCCTCCTTGGTCTCTACTGTCTTTGTTAGATACTCCGCGTGCCAAGACCACCCATCGGTGCAGTCCTTGGCAAAGAGTACCCACAACGCGAGACGCGCATCGTGTTGATCGTCACGCACAATGGCACGGGCTTTGGCAATATCTCGTTTCGAGGACTTTTCGGGGTGCGTGTAAAAGGCTGCCATCTGTATGCTCACGTACTCTCTGTCCTCCAACGGCAATAGCGGCGACATAGCCATACCCCACTCAAAGAACTTCTTGATGTCGTCCTTGAACTTGGCCTTGAGGTCTTTGTTGACTGTCGGAGCTTTCTGCAAGCTGCGTCCTGTACCCTCGACATGCTGCCACCCACCCTCGATGCGTATGAACTTAACTGCAGAGTTGTCGTCACGTTTTGTAGGCCACTTGTAGTATTGGTTACTGGTGAGTTTGTCGTGCAGCGCTTTCGGCATCGTGGTTGTCTTGGCAAGGTAATACCAAGTATTCTCAGTACCGGGTAGATTTCGTCCTGTTTCGACGAACTGTTTGCCGTTGCGGATTTGGAACAGCATAAACTTTGGTGAGTGACGATACAGAAAGTTATACCTGTTGACGTGCGAACCCGGACCCCAACCGTTGCGTAGTGTGACTTCTTCTGTGCCATCACGCTTCTTGCGCCACACGATAGGTGCATACTTCTCCATGTCTGCGAGTGTCGGTGTGAAGTGCTCTCCATGGTACCAATACCCAAAGTGTGTGTCGCCAAAGTGATAGCCATCAGACAAGGCATAGCAGCTCTCGCTGATCTTCACGATGCGCTCGTACTTGCGGCTGCGATCACCAATAGGGCGGATGTCTTTACCTGCATTGTTGCTGCCGCGCAGTGGAGTGATGCTATCGTAGTGAGCCACTACCTCTGCGAAAGAACGATAATTTGTATATGTTAACATTTTTAGTCTTCCTTGTGATATTAGTTTCGTTTAGGTTCCTTGGGTGGGTAGCTTCCATCTGCAAGATAAATCACCTCGCCACGGGAATGGCGGTTGTTTACTTCGGAAGGCGTTGCTACCAAATGCGTCACATTAGATTTCAACGGCTACCCACACGATACTCCTTCAAAAGATTATACTGACTAGGGTCATCAGGGCAACGCCACTGGCAAAGCCAAAGATAGCACCGACAAAGCCAGCGATCTCAATCTTCTTTTTCACTTCATCTTCATTCATCGTCATCCCTTTCGACCCTACCTGCACCGTTGCAGTTTTCGCAATCGGCCCAGTAATCTTCCAGATACCCGTACGGGTTTGAGTTCGACATAGGCACCTCGCGTTCGTATTCGCATCGGCCTTCGCCCTCGCACTCGGGGCAGTTTATATATGTGGGCTGCTCCTGTAGACCCACAACGTAGTTTCCCATCTTGCTCATTTTATTTTTCTCTCTCTTGTTTAGTTTATCTTCCTTTAACTTGCGGAAGTAGGCATCGCGCCGCCTGCTAGATCGGAACAAGCGTCCGTTCTCGCGTTCCCCCCTACGATTGGTCGCGTGTTTTCCCATCTCACATATCCCTT